CCGGCTTTCCCTGCGCCCAAAATGATACCTAAGACTGCTAACTCATCGCCATACTCACGAACAAACTTGCCGATCCCAATCAGCGCCGTAGCCAGCTCACCAGCCGCTACGCCCAAGTCTTTCATTACCTGTACCGCGTCATCGGAGCGAGCGATCAAGGTCAACTGCTCTACTGTATCAATCAGTGCTGGTGCGAGATTATCAAACATCTCCAGCTGCAAGCCCTCCACCGCACTCGTCAGCGCTTTCATCTTGTTCTGAGTAGTCCCGCCCATCTTATCGGACATTTCTTCAAGTGCGGTATTGTTGGTCTCGATGCTGTCCCGCAGCTTTTCTAATGCCGGCGCACCCGCAGCGAGAAGTGCCGCAATAGCGCGGCCACCTTGCACCCCGAAGATCTGAAACTGCTCCTGTGCGGAGATCTGCGCTTTTTCCAGCTGCTGAATCATCTCGACCAGCGAGACCATCGTCCCGTCTGCATTCATAAACTCCAGCTGGAGATCCTCCATGACCTTGGCCGCTTCCTTGGTCGGGTCTAGCACCTTGGTCAGTGCCATTGCGAGGTTCATACCCGCGCTAGAGCCTTTAGAACCCGCATCGCCCAGCTTGCCCAACGCAGCCGCCACATCCGAAAATTCAAGCCCCACGCTAGCAGAGACGCCGCTGGCGTAGGTAAACGACTCACCGAGGAGTGCGATGCTGGTATTAGAGCTAGTAGCCGCGACAGCCAATCCGTTCGCCACCGATTCCAACTCTGACATTTCCAGCCGCATACCCGACAGGATATTAGTCACGATGTCGGCTGTTTCGCCCAGCTCCATCGCGCCGGCTGCGGCCAGCTGCAAGGTGGTCGGCATCGCAGACATAATCTCGTTTGTTTTCATGCCGGCCATACCGAGAAACTGCATTGCGTCTGCGGCTTCAGAAGCCGAAAAAACAGTAGAAGCTCCCAGCTCTTTGGCTTGCTTATTAAGCGAGTCAAAATCTTTACCAGTGGCACCCGTTACGGCACCGACTCGCGCCATCGTAAACTCAAAATCCGAGCCGGTTTTGATGACGGAGCGCATCGCTATCCCCACGCTGCCCAGCGCTAGAGAAAAACCGGCCATACGCATCGCGCTCTGGGCAAACTGAACCCCGGTCTTTTCCGTGCGGTCACCCAGCCCCTGCATCGAGCGGGTCGCGGCCTGTGCCTTATCTTTGAGCGTGGTCAGGTTGCGTGCAACACTGGCAACTCCGCGCCTTGTTCTATCCCTTACCGCTACTGTTATTTCGGCCATTGGCTTTTTTTGCGCTCGTATCGGTGTAGTATTTGTCTAGTGCGCGGATCAGCTGCTGGAATCGTAAAAACTCGTCGTATGAGTAGGGACCGTGGCGCTGTGCGTAGCGGTCCAGCGCTTCGTAGGGGATAGGGCCGGGAGTTGCACCGAAGCCGGTAGAGATGTAGGGTCGGCAATCGGAAAGCAGCATAAATGCGTTCCAGATGCTTTCCAGATCGCGGTAGATCCGTGGCCGGTCATCTATCACCTCACGGATCAGGGGCGTGTCGCGCCCCGCAGCTCGTTCTTTTTCTAAGCGATCAAAATGCTGCCCCCACTCCATTGAGTGAGCAAGGACAGCGATCAGTTTTTTTCCGCTTCCTCAATCTCGGCAGCGCGAAACGATGCTTGCTGGTTGGCGAGGAACATCACATCAGCGCGGAAGTCGGGCAGCTCGGTCAAGATGCGGATCGCGTTTTCTTGATTATGTACTAGCTTCTTGCCCCCGTACTCGATGTTTTTCCAATCGAGCAACACAGCCTCGGCTAAAACCTTTATGATGATTTCGGTCATCTTCTCGTCGGCCATCAGGCCGCGGTCTACTTGCGCCCGATAGGGTTTGATTTCCCGTTCCCATATCCGCTGATAGTTGGGGTTGCCGATGCGTGCCACTTTGATCATAATGCCATCGGCCAGCGGCTCCCACACGCCTTCTTGTTCTGCGGTCTTATCGGTTGCGTAGTTTTTGGCTAAATCGCCCATGATAACCTCGTAGGGAAGTGGGGAGGAGCTGACCCCTACAATCAGCCCCCTCCCATGTCAGGCACCCGACAAATGTCGGTAGGGATGGTATAGGGTTTTATTAAATCCTACTAATGACGATGGTCTGCTCTGTCGAGCCGCTCCCGTAGGAACCTCCCGGCTCGGCTGCAAAGTCAAAAGCATAGACTAAGTCGGTATTGATCCCGGCATTGTTTCCCGGCTCGCCAGTAAAAGCGACTTTGGGAAACTCGATCAAATAGCGCTCATCACTGCCCATATTCAGCGCTTGCGCCAGCCCAAACTTGGTAAAGCCATACAGATAGCCCTCGTATGTCCAAGTATTGTCGTTGACGTAGAACTGAATCGAGCCGGTAGCATCAACGCTATTTTGCTGCATTCCGGTTCTGGTTATAGATCCCAAACCCTTCTGCGGCCGGTTGGCTACGCTAACTCCGATGGTGCTTTCCAGCACATCTTCCGAAACCGCAGCATAAGCCGTCGCAGTACCAGTATCTGCGCTGATAAAAACAGCATCGTATGCGGTCACTTCAGAGGCTACGTCTTTTACCGTAGCATCCGAAGCACTGCCACCAGCCCACGCAGTGCCTTGCGAGATGTCTTTACCGTCGAAGCCTACGTTCAGCGTGATAATGCCGTTCGGGGTGGCCGCTAGCGTGGCGCTGTTGAGTCGTGCGCCGGTCAGGCTGTGGTACTTGTTGGTCAGGTCGGTAAAACGCTGGCTGAACGTGTAGCTGTGTAGCGTGCTTCCGTTCTGGATATACGACCCTTTGACGGTTATTGTACCGCTTTCACTAGCCGCAGCGGGTGCTGGTGAGACTGTAAGGGTGTCGGACGCTACGGCAGTGATCTTCTTCCAGCCGTTATTTCCAGCAGTGCTAAATCCAGCCACATAAACCCACTGGCCTTTTGATGCATTTGACTCTATACCGGTGCCGGTTATGCCAGTAGCAGTAGTCGTTCCACTTCCCGAAAAGTTGACCGCGGTAGACCAATCGGCATCGGAGCGTATAGCGGAACGCAAGAAATCGTCGTACGTGTCGGCTGTAAATTCAAAGTCGAACGATCCCGTAGGGGATTCCCCGACTTGTATGCTGTCTGCCAGCTGCGCGTCACTACGTAGCGAATTACTCCGTATCGTTTCAATGCCAGCGGCCATCGAACCCGAAACCCACGGGACGATGGTCATGGCCGAGGTCGGAGTCGTTCCCCACGCAGATTCTCGCAGATAGGCCAGTTGTTGTTTATTAGAATCGGCCATACGATTTTAGCCCTTATCGTTGATTGTCAAACCTGAAAGGCGTTCTCACGTTGGTCTGAAAGAATGCCCCATCGCGCCCTATCGGATTAACCGATGAAGCGTGGATTTCCACGCTGCTGGTGGTAACCCCCTCTAGCGCAGCTACGACATCGTCGGCTACGTCGAGGCTGGTCTGTAGACCTTCGCCCATCGGGCTGAAGATCTGCACCGTGACAAGTCCCGGTTGCCGCCAGCGGCGATAGCCGGTTCCACCAAGGGAGGCTTGAAACGCCTCGCCCCCTTGCACAGTGATACGCGCCCATGCGTCGTGAGAGCTGGCGCTAAAATCGCTCTCAGGATCGAAGTCAATGTTCGGCCAAGCCACTTTCACGTTAGGCCGCGAGCTGTCCATCTGCGACTTAAATCGCGTCAAGATCGTGTTGTATGCTGCGGCAAAATCTGGCATTTATTCCAGCTCCAGCCCTTGCTCGGCCTCGGCCAGCGAGAGCGCGACCATCCCGTGCGGAGCTTGCTGCGAATGTCCTTCTTCCAGCGCCTCGATATACGGGAGGTTGTTGGAGATCCATATGTCATCTCCCGGCTTTGACCCGCTCGCGGTCTGTTCCGCTTCCATCAATATCGTAGATGGTGGCGTTTCGGAGCTGGAGACTTTGGCGCTGGATTCTGGTACTATGTCATTGGCTGGGGAGCGCTGCGTCAGTTGCCAGTTGCCGCGTGCGCGGCCTGTATCTACTGGAGTCTTTAATACAATTCGATTCATCAGGTCGAGTGCGGTGCGGATCTTGATGGTGTTAGCGTGTTCGGGCAGCGCGGTCATGGCCGCGTCGAGCGCCTTGTTGAAACTCGCCAGTGCCAGCGCATTTTCATCTGCGGTAGCCATCAGATCCTCGTATGCAAGAAGTGGATCACATCGACGTTGCCGCTGCGGATCGTCTCTACCGACTCGACGCGGAGCGTGTCGGAACCATCTGTTAGCTCGTCACCGGGAGCCGGTCCCGGCGATAGGCCAGAGGCTGCGATCAGGTAGCGCCGGTCTCGCTCGCGGACGATCTGGCCATCGCGCTCAAAAGCGCGGAAATCATCGAGGATGCCGTTTGCGGTCTGGCTAGCGCTGCTGCTGCTGCTTTTCTTCCACGGCTCAGATCCCGATGCGGTGACCGTAGTCCTCGCCAGTGTATAAGTCGTGCCAGCTCGTTTGATAGCATTAAGAGCGTTAGTGGCTTTGGTTGCGTTACTCACGACCTAAGAACCTCGCCCAGCACGCGGCCGCGGCGTAGACCCAGACCGCCCAGAATGCGGTCGATGATCGGCAGCTGTGGCTCCATGCTCGCACCGTCGAAATACTCGGTCTCGATGGGGCCAACTTTTTCGATTTTTATATCGTTGCCTCGATCATAGCTACTGTTTAGCGCATTACTTGTTCCCAGCAGCGCTAGCTCGCACTGTGCGTATTTTATGCGAGTCGGAATCTCATCAGTGTCAATGCTTCGCCCTTCGCCATCTTCAGCTCCAGAACGCGGCCAGCTCAGTGCTTGTGTAGTGACCGTGATCGAACCCCACCAATCCCAATTGCCATCTAAAGTCACCGCAGCATAGCGCAGCTGTGATTCTTTTAAAGCGGTAGATAGTCCCGTCCACGCAGAGGGAGAACCGTGGTTGGTGAAATACGTATCGGCATCCGTGACGGAGATGTAGCTGTCCGCGTTCGATTTGCCGGTCCCATCTTCGACCACTAGTGCCATTTATTTGTACTCCACCAAGACAGAAAACTCGTTGTATTCCGATATGTCTTCGGGGATTATAAATGTCAAAATGTTATCTGTAACTGTTAGCGTCCAATCTTCAGTATCGAGATACTCAGGGTTCCAGATGCGATCATTTTGGGTTGCACCTACAGCAACGGATACCTTTACGCTATCCACCTCACCCAGCGGCAACGGAATCTCTGCAATCTCGCCTGACAGGTAGCCACGAATTAAGGCCGTATGAGCCTCTGTGACCGATTCTGTGGCCTCTTCGGTCTCTATTGGCGTTGTATCACTCATCAGAAATTTTTTCCTTTTTACGGCGCGGAGATGGACCGGGGGAAGTCTTGCGCTTTGCTGGCTTTTCATCTTCGCCCTTATAGCCTTGAGCGCGGAAATTTGCCTCTTGAGCTGATCCAGCATTGACCACCACCGTGTCGCTGCCTTTTACTAGCGCAACAGTTTCAACAGCTGTCATCGGTGCCTCTGCAATGTGTTAGGGTAGGGCGTGGTGGGTGTGCCAGAGG